CAAGCAGGGTGCCGATGTCTTTCTGCGCGGTTTTGAGTTCGTCCTTGATTCCGCCCAGCAGGCGGAAAAGGTCTGCGAAAAGGATTTTCTGCTCTTCCATGTTGTGCCTCCTTATCCCCATTGTTCCGCCATCGCTTTTGCGATGCCCGGGAAAGTTTTACTTCTCGCTTTTGCGGTTCGTGGATCTTTCCAGCTCAGGATTTTCCCGTTCTCATCTGTCGCGTACCGGAGTGCACCTCCGATTGAGAATCCGTATTCATCTGTCGGAGCTGGTTCCACCACGTCCGTTGGTTTTAGTTTCGGAAGTCCTTTCAGCCAAAGACACGTTGCCTTGCTGAACGGATGCCCGTATTGGTATGGCTGGATGATTTGGTCCGGTTTTCTGAAACATCGCGACATTATTCCGACCGGGTTTTCGACCGCAATCCTGTCTGCGGTGCAAAGCATCATCTGCATGAAGAAGACGCAGGCTTTTTGTTGCCGAAAGTCTTTTTGCTTCTCAGGGAACCAGCGTGCTCCGCTGTTCGCGAGGTCTGTGCATGGCGGGTGCGCGATAACCAAGTCCCATGCTCCATCCTGCCATCCGTAATCCCCCCCCTCTGTAAAAAACTGACAGTCGCCGTTGATGTACGACAGCGCGTCGCCTTGTATGTGCCACTCTGGGTGTCCGCCTGAGCACGCTTGAATGTCGCAGCTGTACGCTTCGTGACCGCGCTCCCGAAAGGCGATGCACACAGCTTGGCTCTCCTCACAGGCAACAAGCACCTTCATTGGTCAACCTCCATCTCCAGCCACTCCATCTTGCAAGCTACGCACTGCGTGCGCTCGTCTTTGCTGAAGCCGTCCCGGAAGCAGTGCGCACGCTCGTCCCCGCCCCGATACGGGCAGTTGATGTTGTAATAGACTGTGACCTCGCCGTCCGCGCCGTTGTCGAATGGGTCGAGGTTCTCGTCCGACAGAACGGCGATCAGAAATTCACGGTTCGTCATTTGCCTTAGCCCTCTCTTTCGCCCGCTGTCTGTACTCGCGGCGCTTCCTGCGCCGGATCGCGTCCTTCTCCGCGAGGAAGCCTTCGCGGATATCCGCGTAATGGACGTGCGCTTCAATCACGGTTCCGACCAGATCACCTGTCTTCCCGTACTTCCTGTTCATCAGATGGATCATCGGCTGGAACAGCCTCGCCACAATGTTCCACACGGGCGCGTCCGCGTAATATTTCAGGAGCCGTTCAAGCTCAGGCCACTTCCCGTCCTCCTCGGCGAAGGCGTTTTCCGTCAGCACCCATTCGCCGCCCAGGTTCGCGGCCTCCTCGTATTTGAGCCAGGCGTCACCCATGACCACCCGGATGCGTACGCGCTCTGTCCAGCGGTGGCACAGAGCCAGAAACTCATGCAGCGGGATTTTCCCCGGCTCGGCTTCAAACTCCTTAAGCGTCATGGGTTGCCTCCTCAATCATCATTTCTGCCAACCACTCCGGCATTTCAGGCTGCACGTTGGCCTTTTTCGCAGCCTCGGCTTTCTGCTCATCCTCCAGCATCCGGATATACCAGTCCGGCAGTTCGCCGGGCTTCTGCTCCGGGTATTCACGCTGTGAATAGTTCAGCTGCGCGATGTTTGACGGCTTCCCGGTCTGCTGCTGACGCTGTCCGCGCTTCTGCCGGTGTTCCTCGCTGCGCTTCTCGGCATCATCCACGGTCTTGATCCCAGCGCTTTGCAGGCCCCGCAAGACCGCGCTCACATAGGACCAGTTGTTCCCGCCGTGTTCACAGGAGGTCTGCACCGCCCAGGCGATCAGGTCCTCGGGCATCTCACCCATGTAGACCTTCAGCTCCTCCCACGCCCTTGGTGTCATGGCCTTCAAACAGGTGGAGACCAGGGTGCCGATTTCGGAATGTTCGTAGCTGTGTAACGCTTCCTCGCGCGCGCGTTCATCGCCATCTTCTATATATCTTGTTCTTGTTCTTGTTCTTAGGGCGTTACCTGGCGTTACATCGGCGTTACATGTAACGTTACTGCACGTTACTGGTAACGTTACATCGGCGTTACATGTAACGTTACTGCACGTTACTGGTAACGTTACATCGGCGTTACATGTAACGTTACGATCAGAGCCGTCACAGGCCGCAGAAGCGCGTTTCCGCTCGCGGTAGGCCTCCACGCGCTTCCGGGTTTTTTCCTTGTGGATCTCTATCGCGTCCATCAGGTCGCTGGCGTATTGATCCCAGTCATGGATGCGGCGTCCGTCCAGGAAACCGCTGTCCTGCAGGGCTTTCGCGAGGCCTGCCGCCGGTTTATGCCAGTGACAGGCCCTCGCGATCGCCGCGTCCGGGAAGCGTTCAAGATCTCCGTCAGGCGCGTGGATGATCGCCCACGTCCAGAGGCAAACCACGATTCCGACGGCGGCGAACTGCTCCACCTTGAGCGCGTCCGCCAGCGCATATGTCTTCGGATGATCGCTCAAATCGTGGTAGACTTTGATCCACGCTTCCATGTTGTTACTCCTTTGCTGTGTCGGTCAGGACCTCGCCGGTCTCGCTGTCTACGACCTCGCCCTCGGCTTCGATCACCGGCGGCACGAGGCTCATGTCGTCGCTGATGTCGGTCTTGATGGTGTCGTCCATCGTGACGGCCCGGACGAAGTCGGACTTCATCGGGCAGTACTTCAGCGCACGTTTTAAGACGGTCTTTTTCGCCATCTCCTCAAAGTTGGTGGTCCAGGGGGAGAAGGTGCCGTTCTTCACGGATTCGCTGAACTTCTGGGCGTGTTCCCGGACGTCCTGGATGCTCATCACGTCGAAGGCAAAGCCGCCGTCCTTCATTTTCACGACCGCGTAGAAGGCCACAGGGTCACCGCGGTTCTCCATCACCGGCACGTGCTTGATGTCCGGGTTAAGGCCGAGGCTGTAGGAGAATTCGTCGTGCTCGTAAACCACATACGCGCCGATGGTGCTGACCTGCCCGGAGCGGTAGGCCAGGTCGATCAGGCCCTTGTAGCCGATCTGGAAATTGCACTCATTGACCTTCTTCTTGCTGCTCCAGCGCGGGATGAGGTACGCCTGCCCGAGCGGCGTGTTGGCTTCGAGGCCGAGCTGCGCGGCCTGCATCATCGCGCCCATGAAGGAGGCGGGCGTGCACTCAGCCAGCTTCGGCGTGGTGCTGACGGCGCTGAGAATGATGCGGGTGAAGCGCTCCGGGGTCATGACAGAGGGCAGCGCCTTGGCGATCTCGCCGGACATCTTGTTGATGGTGTCGCGAAGGGTTTTCACGTTGGCGTTTGGGGTGCTGACGGAGTTCGCGCCGCTTTTTGCGACGGCGTTCTGGATAGCGTTTGTCATGGTTTTTCCTCCTTTTTCGTGCGTCCTGTAACGTTACTTGTAACGTTACCGTAACGTTACAGGGCGTTACAATGTCATTTTGTGGCCGTTACTTGATGGAAAACACCCGCGTTACGCTCGTTTTGTAGTAACCGGCGAGCTCCGGATGCTCCTTGACGGCCTTTTTACTGTCAAAGGTGTTCCTCGTCTGGTTCTTCCAGGTGACCTTGTGATCCCCACAAAGCCCGACTTCGCAGAGGCCCATATCCGCGCAGAGAATGTTTTTGATCTCATTCTTGCGCACGTCCAGCGCATCGGCCTGCGCCTTGATCTCGAACCATTCATTGATCAGGCCCTCGCGCCCGTAGAATTCCATGGGCTCCGGCGTGTTCTCCGCAGATTCAAACACCGCGTCGAGGGCGTCCGTGGTGGCCTGGCTGCCGTCGATCAGCGGCGGCGTATCATTCTCAAGGTGCGTCCAGAAGTCCGCGCAGGCGTCCCGCAGGGCCGTGATCTCGCCCTCCTCCACGTACAGCCGGCCATCGACCCATTCGGGGCGCGGGATGCTCTCGTCCCGGACCAGCTGGTAAATCTTCAGCGCGTGGTTCCCGATCAGGACCGCGATGTACCACTCTTTGTATTCCAGAATCGCCATGTAATCCACAGCCTGTGCGTAATACTGCGACGGGAAATCCTCGCCCCGGAATTTGTCCCAGTTGAAGGCGCTGGTGGTTTTGATCTCAAGTCCGATCTTGCCGCTGACGGCCAGTCGGTCTGGGGAGGCGTGCATGTGCGGGAAGGCCGAGTTATACCAGATGAAATTGGTGCGCTGCACCTTGATACCGCTGGTCTCCTCAAACAGCCGCGCCACGGTGTCCTCCAGGGCCTCGCCGATGCGGGTGCGGAGGTTGCCTTCGAAGGCGGGTATCCGGCCCGTGCGCTCAGCCCACAGGCTGTAGGCGCTGGCGTAAGGGTTCAGGCCGACGATGGCGCTGACCTCGCTGCCGCCGATGGTCTGCTTCCGCAGCTCCAGCCACTCTTCTTTCGTCAGGCCGGAAATGTTCGTTTTCGTGATGTTTCCCATTGTTTTTCCTCCTCATTTGTGTTACAATGAGGTGAAGATTAAACGCTTGCTCTTAGGTTAAATCTTCGCCCCGAAGGCCATGATGATGCGGCAACGTCATCGGCCTTCTTCTTTTGCGCTCATTTTGCCGATCTCGGCGATCAGCTCCGCCGGGGTCATGTACTGCCATGGTTGCGGTTGTTTCAGATGATGCCCAGCAGGATCATCCACAACGGCATCGCCATGATCAGCGCTCCGCCGAAACCAGCGGCGATGGCGGCGGCGTTCTGTCTCAGGAACCCGCGCTGGTGCTTGTGACGCTTCGGGCAACCTCGGAATGTGTAGGCGATGAAGCGAATTGCATTCCCCATTCATGCTCTCCTCCTTTCCAGCTTGTAGCTCGGTTTTACCGCGGCCTTTGGAATCGGGTCGCGGATCGCACGCTCCCGGATGATGCTTTCAATAACCGTTTCCGGAATGCGGAGCAGTCTGTTTTTTGAGCGCCCACCGTGCATGTCCACCGCCCCGAACTCGGTCAGGTGGTTGCGGATCGTGTTGGGGTGTACGCTCAAAGCCTCGGCGGCGGCGTTAATCGTCAGGTATCTCATGGAGATCCTCCACCTTCACGCCCAGCGCGTCCGCGATCTTCTGCCAGGTCTCCGGCTTCGCGCCGCGGTGATTCAGCTCGACGTCGCTTAGAAACGGAATACTGCAGCCGACCTTTGCAGCCACTTCGGAAAGGGTCATGTCCTTGTTTTTGCGGATTTCCCGCACCCTATTGGCCATTCAAGCCCTCCTTTCTGTTTATCTCCGTGTTGGTACGATGTCATTATAAGCGCATTTAGCTAAAAAGTCAATAGCATAATTCGAATAACCCCTTTTCGTTTACTTTCTTTTTGTTGCGGAATTTAGCTAAATATGATATATTCAAATCGGAGGTGATGGCCATGAACATAATCCGTGAGCTGCGAATTAAGGCCGGATACCAGCAACAGGAGCTCGCCGCCATGGTGGGGGTGAGCAAGCCGACAGTCAGCGACTGGGAACATCAGCGGAAAGACCCTAAAAACGATAATCTGAAAAAACTCGCCCAGATCTTTAATGTGGACGAGCTTGTGATCCTCGGTGCGATGTCACCGCAGGCGGAGCAGGATGATGAGGATACGTGGGCGCTTCGTGAATCCATGCGCCGCGATCCAAACATGCGTGTGCTTTTCAGCGCCGCCCGAAAGGCCACGCCGGAGCACATCAGGGCTGCGGCTGCCATGCTGAAAGCTCTGGAACCGCCGGAGGAAGATGTCGAATGACGGCCCCGGATGATTACAATGTGATCATGCTTCCATTCCCCGGCCCCATCCGCGCGTGCGTGCGGATCAACGGCGACGGCTATCCGACCGTGTACATCAACGACAATCTATGTCCGATGGCAAAGCGCGAAGCACTCCGGCACGAGCTGGGTCATTTTGCGCGAGGCGACTTTTACAGTCATTGGACAATTTACGACGTGGAAGGGAAAAAATGCCATGAAAAACGATCAGAATATTTCCCAGAAACAGCAGGAGTTTGACGCCGCTTTCAGCAAAGCTGCGGCCCCCGGCTACAAGGTGAAGGCCCTCGGGATCATCGCCATGTTCGGCGGTCTCGCCTGGAGCGTAATGCCCTACATCGACGGCAAAGGGGAGCTTCAGCCTCTCCAGTATGTGGTGGCGATCATCGGCGCAATCATCTGCGGCGTAGGCGAGATCAACGAGCTGCGCTATACCGTCATGCGCAACCAGGCCCGCAACGAGTATTTCTCCAAGTACGGATTCGGCGATCGGGATCAGGAGTAAACCATGCCGCGCACCAAAAAACAGCGCCTCAAGCGCCGCACCGACGGACGGTTTTGCTGCGTCTACCACGGCAAACAGTTTATGGGCGCGACCGAAGAGGAAGCCCTGGCGAAGCGCGAGGAGTACAAGCGCCAGGAGCAGGAGGAAGGCTACATCCGGGAAAACCCGACTGTCGGGCAGTACGCAGAACGCTGGCTACCGGTTGACGGCGTGGGGCTCCGGCTTGTCACCTACAACATCCATGTCACGCAGATGCGGCACCTCTGCGACCAGATCGGTGATGAGTATGTCCGCGATGTAAAGCCCGGCCAGATCAAAAAGGTATTTTCGACGTGCTTTGCCGGGCTCTCAAGCGAGTACATTACCCACGCCCGGAGTCTGTACGCCCGAATGTTTGACACGGCGGTCGCGGACGGGATCATCAACGCAAACCCCGTCCGCAGCCAGAGCGCAAAACCGCACAAAGGAACAAAGGGCGGTTTCCGCGCCATCACGGACGAGGAGCGCCGCCTCATCGAGACCGTCGCCACGGATCACAGGATGTATCCAGCAGCCATTGTGATGCTATACGCCGGATTGCGCCCACAGGAGGTCAAGGCCCTGCGGGTGGAGGATGTGGATTTTGACAAGGGTGTGATCCACGTCCGCTCATTTGTACACATGGAGACGCCTAACCACTACGCCGTCGACGACATCGGCAAAACGAAAAAAGCGACAAGGGACGTGCCATTGTTCGCGCCGGTTCGAGCTGCCATGCAAGGCAAAAGCGGCTATTTGCTGTCCGACAAAAACGGGAACGTGGCCAGCCGTGCCGCCTGGGCAAAAGGATGGCGCTCATATCAGTACGCCATCGAAAAGCATTTGAATGGCATGACCACACAGCACTACGGACACCTCAACAAAAAGACGCGCCCGCCGTGGATCCGCTTCACGGTGCTGCCATACGACCTCCGGCATTCCTTCGCCACCTGGGCGCGGGATAACGGCGTGGAGCTGCACACCTGTGTCGAGTGGATGGGCCATACCGACGCTCAAATGCTGATGCGTATCTACGACGAAGTGACCGACACCAGAAGTCAAAAAGAGGCCGAACGGCTGGAAAAAATGCTGATTCATATGCAAAACGATATGCAGACGATGTCCAACAATCCTGAAAACCCGTGAAAACAAAGGCCCGGAGACATGCCGGGTGGGTTGCCTATATCGGCAAACAGCCCTGAAAACCAGGCATCCCCAAAGAGCCTTAGAAATGGCTTATTTCAAGCGGTCCGGCACGCTGGGCCGCACTTTTTAACCGCAGGTTTTTAACAAGTTTGCACAAGTTTGCATATGGATTCATGTGCAGCCGGATATGCAAAAAGAAGGCCCGCACACTCTGTTTCCACAAAAAAAGCGGGGCATCCGCCCCGCAAAAGTGATTTTGTCTTAACCAAATTTTACCGCCCTGCAGTTTCCAATGGAGGCATAATAGTAGTACTTTCCCGCGCTACTCGACCAGGATTTGTAGATCTCCTCAACCTTCGAGGCCGGGAAGCGCTCTTTCCCGAGGTGCCGCCGGATCGCAGGAAGCATCGTCTTTTCCATCCCGGGAAATGCGCGGCGCTCGTGAAGCTCATCCCGGTTTCCGTAGCGGCTGTTGTTCTTGCGCAGGGCATCCTTGCCCTCCTCTCCCTCGATGTACCACTCTTCTTGGCGGCCCATGATCCAGAAGACGCGCTCCTCTACTGTTTCGAGTTTGTTGTTCCAAATGGTGTCGTAACTGCGACCCGTCGCTTTAATGATCCGCTCGTCGGTGCAACGCCCGACCGTCAGGACAATGCAGTCTCCCCAGAAGCGATCCTCTCCGAAGTGGTGCGCCATCTCCTTGTGAAGGCGAACACGGAGGACGTCCGTTCCCTTGCGCAGGTCGATCACGGCAATGTCGCCCTGGCTGCCGCCCATGGTGGCCGTGTTGATTGTGTAACCATCTGCAATCAGCTCGGCGACCTTCATGCTGTAAATGGCGTTGATGTCTTCAAACTTCATGGTGTTGCCCTCCTTATTCAAAATCGCAGTAGTATTCAACTTCGGGGTGCGCGATGCCGGTGGCCTTCTCGGTGACCATGTTGTCGGTTACCAGGAAGAAGGCGTCGATGCTGTAGTGCTTGCCGTCCCAACGCTCGAAGCCGCCCTGGCGCTTGTTAACGAACTTCTTTCCGGGGATGGTCGGGCAAGTCCAGACCGCCATCTTGCGGCTCTCGCCGTCGTAGCTCTTGCCGTCCCAACCGTTGAAGGTGATCTCGATCTTCTCGTTGGTCTTAATGAATCCGTTCTTCTCGGTAATGGCTGCCATTGTTGTTTCCTCCTTCTTTCCGCTCGGCTTCTTGCCTCCCGGTGATTGTTAGTATACTCTTTTAAGCCTATAAGTCAAGCAATTATGCGGTTTTTCTAAAAATAAAACCCCCGCCGGAGCGGGGGCACCGTCAATAGCCGATCTTGGCCATGACGGCGTTGTACAAACGTGGCTGGATCACCTGCAAGGTCAGCATCAACTCATCAATAATCGGCCAGACATCCTCCAGCTTGCGCCCGCGAACGGCTTCGGTGAATTCGCTTTTTCCGTCCACGTCAAGGGTCGGACCGGCCTCCGGCGCGGGAGCGTAGGCATACCCATCTTGCGTCCCGCTGCTCTGCTTTTCCGGGGCTCGCGGGAACAGGTTATCTTTAATCGTGTAAAACGCAGCCAGCTTGATACAGGTGTTTGCATCGGGGTTACGCTTCCCCTGGCACTCGGCGATGGCCGCCTGCAGATCATGCTCTGTGATCACGGCCCATCACCTCGTCACATGGATTCGATCTTGCTGATAAAGCGCTGGAACTCCTGCCGGGTGCGCTCGTCAGGTGCGTCCTGCATCAGCTCGCGAAGCTCCTCTACCATGCCGCCGTCGCGGGAGTAACCGTCCCGGTTGTTGGTGTTGGAATACCGGCCACGGCTGTCACGCCGCTGTGCGTAGCTGCGCCCGCGCATGGAACGGTTGCCGCCCATGCCGCCGTCATCATAGGAGCCGCCCATGTAGTAGGGATAGTGACCGGAATAGCCCTCGTCCTCATCCTCCATCATGGCAATGGTGGCCTTGACGGATTTCAGGGCGTGCGTCAACTTGTCCACGTACTCCAGATCACCGGCGGACAGCTTGCCACCCGCCTTGCGGATCTTCTCGTTCGTCTCGCCGATTTCGCGGGACAGGGTTTCGCACAGTTCGTGCAGATCCTTGATGTAGTCCATTTCGCATCCTCCTTTCCGTCAGGCTACACGGTTGATGACCAGGTTGGCGTTCTGCATCTCGATCACCGGCGCGGGGGTCGCGGTCGGATCGTCGGTGCCGGGCACATAGCGCACGGACAGCGAGAAGCAGCAGCCCTTCGGCACGGTCACGATGGCCGTGCTGGTCACGTTGCCGTAGGTGTCCACGGCTGCAGGGACATAGATCGCCCGGCTGGTGAGCCTGGGTTCTCCATTGACAGCGATGGCAATGGCAATCGGGCCGACCGTCCCGCCTTCGGGCAGACTTACATTTCCGTTGAAGGTCACCTGATACCGTGCAAAGCAGTTTGGGGTGATGCCACGGAGGGTAAAGATCCCGGTCTCGTCCTCATGGTAGACATAGCCACGGGTGCACGGGATGGAGGCGGTGAAAATCGCGGGCTGGTTCAGACCGATGGTCTGCACCGCATTCGCCAGATACTCAGCCATGGTCAGCCCTCCTTACAGGGTCGCGCCGGTGCACCCGCAGCCGCAGCCGGTATTCGTATTGCTGGGGCAGGTGAATACCGGTGTCATGCCGTAGACGGGCATCGCGGGGATCGGGCAACTGCGCAGCTCCTGCACGAGCTGATTGGCGGTCGTGGCCTGGCCGGCGCGGATCGCGGCCGTCTGCACGTCCTGGGACGCCTGGCCGCGGGAGAAGAGGACTTCCTGACGAAGCTGAGCAATAAGATCGTCTTTATGGTCATTACGATACTGGCACAGCTGATCCTTGATGGACTGGATGCCGCCGTTGATCGCGTTCAGTACGCCCTGGGTGTTCTGCGTGTCATTCGCACGGGTTGCACACTCCTCGGCAGCGACGGTGTACTTCAGGTCGGCAGTAGCCGCCCGGTTGTCGCAGCAGCACTGAGCGAGCTGCGCCTGCAGGGCCGTCATCCCGGCGGTGTTCGCCGTCTGGGCAGCGTAGGAGCGCTCCAGATCCGCGATCTGGTTGGTGTAGAGCTGCTGTGCCAGGGCGTTATGAGCGCCATTCACGGTCGCGTTGACACCCGCGAATCCGGAACAGAGCGCGTTCTGGACATCGCCGAAGCCCGCCGTGACGCTGTTCTGCAGGCCGGAGATGGAGGTCTGCAGGTTCTGGTCGCGGAAGCCGTCGCTGATGTGCTGGCTGTTGTTGAGCCACGGATAGAGGTAGTCCAGGCCAAATCCGCCCATGGCACCGCCCATCATCCAGGGCATCATGCCGCCCATGCCGAAGCCGCCGAGGCCCCAGCCGCCGCCACCGATCAGCAGGAGCAGGATGATCCAAGCCCAGTCCCCGCCGAAGAAGCCGCCGCCGTTGTTACCGTAGCCGCCGCCATACATAGGTGCGACAGGCATGACCATGCCGGTCCCGCCGTTTTCGTCTGTGAGAGCCATTTGATAGTCTCCTTTTGATGTATATTCATCGTCCGTCTGCGCGCTTGACGGTTGATGTCGTTATCGCCCAAGCATCCTCATGACCTGCTGGAGCCTTCCGCCGCCGACCTGGCCAGACTGAAGCAGGTACTGGGTGATCTGTTTCGGGTCGTTCATGCCGGATGGGATGTTGTAGCCCTTCGCTTTCAGGTAGCTGCCGGGGTTCGCCTTGATGCTGCCGATCTCGTTCCGCATGTCCGGCGCGGTCTGCTGTGGGCGCTGGGTGCCCAGGTTGTCGAAAAAGCTCATGCCTCTGGAACCTCCTCTTTCTTCGTCCTGCGCGGAGCGGCCAGAGCGGCGAGACGCTGATCAAGTTCCTCGCGTGTCACGTATGCCGTCAGATCAACAGGCTTTTCAGCGGGGGCCGGGGGACGCCGGTCATAGAACACCGTGCTGATCTGGCCCGTGACGGACGCCTCCTTGATCGCCACAAAGCTGTCATCATTGGCGACAAGCATCACCGTGGCCCCGGCCTGCACCGGGAATTCCAGCACGGCCTTTTCACTCGCTGCCGGGAAGACCTCGGTCATCCTGGATGCCGGCTGCGGCATCTGCTGGACCGGCTGCTGCGCCGTCTGCTGGTATTGCGGCAGCTGGTAGGGCTGCTGAAAAGGCTGTTGGTACTGTGGGAAGATCTGCGGATACCCGACCGGGAAGCCGTTGTTGTAAGCCATGCGTCATTCCTCCGTTTCGTTTTCAGACCAGAAGTAGGACACGATCTCCCGGCGGCTGTCCCAGCTGTCAAAGACCGTGCCGTCCACGATCGTCACCACGTGGTTTCCTGTCCCAACCACGTACACGCCATGCGGATGCTCATCGGCGAAGTCTTCGACCGTGTAGCAGTCCGGGCAGGCGTTCGGGATCACGTGACGGTAGAAGCCATGTTTCCGCAGCACCGCGCCCCAGACCGTATTGCTGCTTGGCATATCATTCATTTGAAAACCCGCCATGGAGATCAGCACATAGGCCGTCTCCCAATCCAGATCAAGCGCTTTTGCCACAGCGCGGATCGCGCAGTCGCCGACATTCCGGCCTGCCGGGTTAGGGTTGTACTGTTTCAGCTCCGCCATGCTGGATCGCCTCCACGTATGCGATGTATTTGTCCAATGCCTTGAGCTTGTGTCGCTTTTTGAAATCAGCGTAGATCTTAACCGCCGTCCGTATCGGGATACCGCAAGCAGTCATTCGAAGCACATATTCACGCACTCACAAGCCCCCCTTTCGGAGGAAATTTTGAAATAAAAAAAGCCCGCTGACGAGGATGTCAGCAGGCTTCTTTCCGGCTATCTTTCAGGCTTTATTCAGGCTGTTTCCGGGCTCTCATGTCCGCACGGATCAGGCGCTTGATGTACGGAGCCGTTTTTTCCGGCTGCGATTCCAGCCAGGCCAGCAGCTCCATGTCATCCGGGTTCGATTTTGTGAAATTGACGCGCTTGTAGATTAGTTTCTCCTTGACATACTCGTTCATGTACGTCCGATAATCGAACCCGTCGCCGGTTTTCTCCTTCGGCATTGGTATCACCTCCCGCATGGAGTGTACAGCAAGCTTTTAAGCCTGTCAAGCGTCGACCCGGCGGCAGTAATCCTCGCCGTAGGCAACGCCCAGGCTGCTGCCCGTCTCCCAAGCAACATGGATGGTCCCGATGTCGTCCACCCAGATCACGCGGCCCCGCGTGCCGGGAGGCGGGGCCTGGGTGTCGTTCATCTCGATCAGCTCCACGGTGCAGCCGACCGGGTACTGGCTGCGGAGCACCGCAAGGCGGGATGGGGAGATCATGGACATTTGATTTCACCCCCTCATGATAATGTTGGTCAGCACGTTCGCCGCGTCTGCCGGGATCTTCCCGGTGATGGCGAAGCGGTTGACGGTGTTTTTCAGTTTCAGCAGCTGCTCCTGCTGCTGAAGGATCATCTTCCGGTCCGTGTCTTCCTGGCGGTGATAGAGGTAGTTTTCCAGTGCGGTCTTGAGCACATCATACTTGTGCATGGTATGGTCGGTGGACGCGCTGCCGGTAATGCCGTACAGCTCGTGCGCGTCCTCCCATTTCTTCTCCAGGTGCTTGATTTCGTCCTCGATGATCTTCCGCTCGTACTTATCCATTTTTGTTAGCCCTCCTTTTTCTGGATCTCGCGTAGCTGCTCCCAGTTTTCGTACAAGCTGTGCGTCTGGTTCTTGCAGTCCTCTTTGTTGTCGTAGAGCTGGGACATGTAGATCCCGTGGTAAGGATCGCCGTCCCAGCCGTCATCCACATGCACCAGCTGCCCGCCGCGCATGGTGTAGCAGCCGTATCGGGTGCCGTCCTTGTGCGGGAAGCAGTCCAGGGCGAAGACCCGTATGATGCGGGGCCTGCCGGTGTTCTGCTGCAGGAAGTAATACTCGGAGAGTTCCAGTGTCGGGTCAGGATCGCCGGGGATGTACGCGGCAATCATCCGGGCGATGCGCTCGTCAACCACGATTCACGCCTCCTTCCCGGATGATCTCGACCGGTGGGTACGGGTAATACTTATCGCGGAATTTGCTGAACTCTTCCTCGCTGTAGATGAATGCGCAGTTGATGCAGTCGCTCCCGGGCCGGTTCGGGTGGCGCTCCCGGAAGAGGTCGCAGGCCCGGTTGCCGCCCTGGGCCTGCACCATCACGTAATCATTCCGTCCGAACGGGTAGCGTTCGTCGCTGCCGAAGGTGAAATAGAAGTTTGCCATTTGATCCTCGCTTTCTGCCATCTCGGGGCGGGTCTTACAATTCATCAATCGCGTCGAATACCATTTCAAGGCCCCACTCGCCTTGATCCAACTTTTTTTGCATCAGAGCATAGAGCTCTTTCTTGAACCGGGCTTTGCTATCCTGACTTAACCGGACCAAGATGCCTGTTGGCGAAAGCTTTTTGTGGCAGCTTTTGCAAACGGTAATAAGATTTTCGACCACATCCGGCCCGCCACACGCAACGGGGATAATGTGATGCGCTTCCAAACCATCAGTCTTTCCGCAGAAGGTGCACTTTCCTCCATCCCTCTTCATAATTGTTTTTGCGAGGGCTTGATCGCGCCGGTTCACCATATTCCATCCTTTCTGCCCTCGTAACCTCCGGGGCGGGTGCCGGTTATCCGAGTTCTTCCTCGGTGATCTCGTCATTCACGTACTTCCAGAAAAGGTCGAATCCTGCCTGCGCGGTGTCCTCGTACCGGTGTTCGTGCGTGGCTTCATACTCCTTTGCCTTTTCTTCTTTCTCGATTGCAATGTCGATGCTTTCTTGCTCCATCCGGTGCTGCACCGCTGTTGGCGTGAAGAGTTGCGGGTTTATGGTGTACTTCCGTCCTCGGTACTCGTACCAGAGAATGGTCATCCAGCGGTCATGGTCCGCGTAGAGGAACTTGGCTTTTTTCGTCATGCCGTCTGCCTCCTTCAAATCCGCTTCAGCTTGAACCCCAGTTCCTCGGCAAACTCCCGGATTTCCTCCAGAATGTTGAACCAAAGGTCAGGGAGGATCGCGCCGGGGGTCCAGGCGTCGAATCCAAGCCCTCGCGGTGAATACCGTAGCGTTTTGCTCATGCTGGCTGCACCTCCTGTTCCTCGTGCCAGGCCACTTCCTTGTAGCCGTCCGCGTGCGTCCAGATGTCCGCGGTCTCCGTAGACCGGAAGTCCACCACCGGGCCGTGGAGGAAGTCCAGCCGCCGGAGCTCGTTCTGCCGTTCGATCTCGCTGTGGATTGCCAGCCGCTCTTCCATCGTCATTTTGATTCGCTCCTCTCTTGCGTCAGTTGAACCGCTCAATGATCGCGTTCATGGCTTTGCGTTCTTTGGTCGTGTGCGGCTTCTTTCCCCAGCCTCTTTCGTACCATGCGGCGGCTTTCTGTCCCTTATTTCCGATCCAGAGCTTGCTGATCCTGCCGCCGTTGATCCCGAACTCGCTGCCTTCCTGATAGTGCTTAACCTCGAAGTCGAATCCGTCAATAGTGCCCATGGTCCAGTTGCCTTCTGTCTTCGTAATCCTGATTTCCATCGTGATTCCCTCCTTGTCGGCCCCCTTCCCGGTGGCCTTGTCTGTAGTATACTCTTTTAAGCATAAAAGTCAAGAGGAAAATTAGCCAAATGCAAAAGAAAATTCCCGGCGGTTAGCCGGGAAAGTGTTTGTAGATCTTCGCCTCGCATCTGCGGATCACGCCCGCGGCGTAGCGGTAGGACAAGCCTGCCTCTTCGGCGACCTGCTCGATGGTGTGGCCGTCCAGGAGGCGGCTGACCATCATCTGCCGGTTTCGCTCTGCGTGATCACCAATGATCCATTCGTTAATGATGGCTTCGACCTTGCTGTAGCTCAGATCATCGGGAATGTGAATCATTTCTTCACAACCCCCGTCCCATTGCAGGTGGGGCAGGGCTTGACTGCCGGGTTGTTAGTTCTGCGCACTCTGATTCTTGTTGTCCTCTTGTAAACCGCCGTAGCCGACATTTACGCTCACCTCCCCGCTGCCGTTTGTAACTGCTGTGCTTCCGCCGTCTGCGCTGGCCTCGTATGTCTCCGTTGTAACGATGTCCTCAAACTGGTTCTCGTAGATGATCCACGCAAGGTTACTGATCACAAACGCCGCGAACACAATCAGCACGGCAATCCATAGCCGCTTGTTGATGCGCTCCAACCGGGTGACCTCGCCCTCGTGGGCGTAGAACGGAATCTGTGCCATCTCTTTGTTACTCATGCGTTACGCACCTCCTGCGGCCATTATACCATACAACAGGCCGCAGTCTCAACCATCGTAATCATCGCCGTCGCGCCAGGGCCACTCATACCCCATTGCACGCTTGCTATCCGATACGCCGTCCGTGGTCGGGTCGACGATCACGCCAAGCAGACCCAGCACGGAAAGAACGTCCGCAGCGATCTCCAGCACAAAATCAGACGTGAACGGCGGGATCACGTGCGCCGCATCCAGTACACGGTAGATGATCGACACCACCAGACAAATCAGGCTCCAAAGCGTAGCCTTGTTCTGCAGTCTCAGTTTCCAGTTGATTTTCATTTTCATACCCCTTTCTCCGGCTCAACCGCCGGAAGTGCAAGCGTTTGTTCTACAAGCGCTTTTGTGCCGCCATTGCCACCCAGACCCTTGTACGCCTTGTACATATCGTCAATGGTACTGCGCTTGACAGACCCGCACCAGCCGTCTCGCTGGCAACGCTCGCACTCTTTGTCAAGGTTGATTTTAAGCAGGGCCTTAACGCCATCACGGAGGGCTTGCTGTTCCTCTCGTTCGTGTTTAATCTGTCTCGCGATGCTGCGGATATAGGCCAGCAGTCCAGCCGTCACGAGGCCGAACACCCATTCCACCCAATACTTTGTGATCCACTCAGGCATAAGGCATCACATCTCCTTTTCTACTTCGCATTGTGCCGTCGGGCAAACACGTCTGATCTGCTCGACCTGGTCAAATGTCAATCCGTACATCCTGATTTTGTAGGTCTGTTCTTTGGGCGCGTCTGCCTTATCCAGTTCTGCCCAGGTGTTTTCTCCGACAATTCCGTCGACCTTCAGACCGTGCTTTCTTTGGAATTCCTTAACAGCTTCCTCCGTCTTGGCTCCAAATTTTCCGTCCGCACCTTTCGTGCCGCAGTCGTATCCGAGCGCGATCAGGCGTTCCTGTAGCTCGCGGACGGTTTCTCCCTCACTCCCCTTCCGAAGTGTCGGTCGTTTCGTGCTCACCGGTATTTCCTCCTCACTATACAGTCCGGCTGGGATGGCGTAATGTGTCCAGTTTTTTGTGCCGGTTTTCACGTTGACGGAGCAATCGACATACAGGTCCCCGCCCAGGTACATGCCGGTATGTTCCATCGTCCTTGTGCTGCCTTTTTTCCTGCGGAATACACAGCAGACGATGTCCTGCGGAATTTCGTCAATTGTGCCTTTCCGCACCCAGTTGGCGTCCGTGTTGTACTGGCTGGTCGCGCCTTCACCGGCGAGATCAATTCCTACCTGTTTCAAGAGCCAATCTGTTAAGCCCCGGCAATCGAACATCCTCACGCGCTCGTCGTTCGGATACCATTGACAGCCGTTGCAGTCAGACCGTTTTCCGTTCAATACTTGGCATTTGCTCTTGATCGTTGGATGGGAATCCCTGATCCGGCGTTTTCTGTTGGAGGGGCTACACTCTTCGCCCCACGCGCCGAAAACGTAGGGCCAGCCGATACAAGCAAGAGCAATCTGCCGGATGATGTCGGGTTTCGCCGCGCCCTCCGCAAGCATTTGATCGCGGATCGCGGTCACTTGTTCAGCGGTGTTCATCGTCTTCATCCTCCCTCATGCCGTCATATCCATTAGGCGGATGCAGCCTGTGGTATCGGGCTTCCATGCGATCGCCAATATAGACTAAGACCACAACCACGCTACAGATAAGCCCAAACACCACCCAAAGCCCATCATCCATGTTATCCCTCCAATCCGAATGGTTGCAATTTGTAACCAGTTATTACTTATTGAACCGCGCAAGTATAGCACGGTTCGTCCTTAAAGAAACCTTTAATGTATTGTAACTGTCTCGTCTTTCCCTTCAAGAATATTCCTGCTAACTCTGGTTACAATGAGAGCAATATCATCTGAATTATCCATCGTATATACCAGTGCATCAGGATTCTCTTGTTGTAGTTTTTCAATCAATTCTTTTACAGTCATGATCAAAACTCCTTTTTACTTAGCAGACCAAGCCTTCTCCCAACAGTCTGCTCAATCATGCGAAGGAATACTGCTGTTTCTTGGAATCCTCCGATTGGAACGCCGCTTTTTAATCATATATATCTGCTATCAGCGCATCTGCGAGATAGTTTCCAGCAACTTCCGCCCCGGCAGCAAGCGGATGGATTCCGTCTGCATAAGTGATTCCGTCCCAGTTTGCAGTTTCGATAAGTTCCGCCCAATCAAAGCCAGAAGCAACAGTCGTTATTCTGCTCGCCAAATGCTGATTAAATGGAATCATGATATATACTTTAACGCCCGGATACATTAAGTGCATAGCATTGAGATATGCAATATACCCATTATTAAAATCCGTGTTTCCATCATCATTCGCCCCGTAGTTGATAACGATGGCATCAGGATAGTATTTGTCAACTGGTGTACCGTTATAAAGATATTCTAACGCATTGATCGCCGTATTAAACGATCCGGTTTTATTAATGCCTGTCGCGCCATAGCCGATGCGGAACGGAATTGCATTCAACTTTTTGCAACAATACCAAGGAAATGCCCCTGTTGCGCTATTGGTATTTCCCATGTCTGTGTTATCAATCCCAAGCGCACGGATGCCCTCTGTAATGCTATCACCAAAGAACATGATTTGCGGGTTTGTCGGCATAACCCCGGAGACACTTCCCTGATTTACAGTCACGTCCGAAAACGCGAACCCTGTCCCATTCTCCCATTTGCCAATTTCCTCTGTGATTCCATCTGTGACGATTCTGATGTAATGTACGCCGCTATCTGGCAAAACAATGGTGTTTGATGTTATTGACGCACGTACAGGCGCATTTCCATCAATGATATAAACATAATACGCATTAGTCTGTGTCATCGCTTGCCATTCAATTGTTATTGTTGTTGCTCCGCTTGTTTTGAAATAAAATTCAGATCCGCAGTTGTTGGTAACATGGCACTCATGCCCGTTGACCATCTGAGTATACCACCGCCCAATAAATCCAATATCAGAATCAATATCAGTATACCGAAGCATGTTTGGATATACTTGCAATCCCTTCGGCAACCATCCCTTTTCAATGTTGTTTGTGCCGTGCTTTCGATATTCGATATAATGCCATTGAGCCAGAAACCGGAACAATGTTGTGCTCGTTGTTTTTGTGATTGTAAGCACATCGCCAACAACGGGAGCGGCATTGGATGATTCGTAAACACCATCTGTTGCCAATACCGTATCATCGGTTGCGTTTAATGCTTTATATCTGATCTTAAAGCCAGCAAAGCCAATCCTGACATCTTCTTCTGCCCAATATCCTATTTTATGATTTAATACATCGTTATAATTATATGTGTTTGTTTCCTTTGTATATACAACTTTGTTGTCATTATTGATTAACACAATCGTACCAAGTGAATTGGCTCGTAAGTCAACCGATGCGATAAAAGACCCCTTTGGTATGATGCGGTTTGAAAAGTAGGTTATGGTTTGCGGTGTCCACGCATTATAGTTAGTGTCCGTATTTTCTAAAACAGCAGGGATAGCTTTGTTATTTGCATCATGCAAATAATTTACAGCGTCTCTTAAGTCAGAAACGTCCTGCTCACTCGCAGCTTCAATATTCGTCCTTGCCGTGGCTTTCTGCGCGTCCGTCTGCCCGGTTTGCGTGGCGTAGGAAACGATGTCAGACGCTTGCGCCAGCGCGTCCTGCGCATCCTGCGCGGCCTGTGCGGCGACGCCAGAAACACGCTCGGCCTCTTCGATCAGGTCGGTTACATCGCCGATTTCGTCCTCCGGGTCATAGTGCCGTTCGGAATCAACCCGGCGCACCGTCGCCGACGCCTGAAACAGCACCGTGGTTTCGTCCGCGTCAAAGCAGCGGATGGAGAGCGTGATCCTGCCGTTCATGATCAGCGCGTCATCCGGAACATCAATCCATGCACGGTTCCCGTCCTTCGCGCCGTCCCACGGCATGAGCGCTACACCGTTCGGCAGGATGCAATAGCCTTTGATCGTGCCTGTCACATCTGATGGCGTTTTGTCGCTGAACACATTCACGCCGATGCGGACGCTGTTGTTGTCGCCCTCAAACGTGGGGAAACCGATGTCCGGCACAAACTGCCGGGGCTTTTTCAGGTCAATGTCGTACCACTTCTCAAACTGCATTTAGTTTGCCCCCTTTATCCATTTGATCAAGCCGGGAGAGAGTTTGCTGTATGTGATCGCGCCCGTGGCGACGCGATAACCGGGGATGCGCTTTCTCGCCTGTGAATAGACTTTGCCGATGCTGATGCCGTTGTAGCGTCCCATCAGACAGTCCCATTCGTAGCCGATGACCTGCGCTTCCGTGGTCATGTTCCCGGTGTCAATGATGATCCGGTCGTACAGGTTCACCCGCTGAAGGTTCCTGTATTGTTTGAATTCCTCTGTGTCGCCCAGCAGGACAAACTCGACATTCAGGCTCACGACCACTTTGTCCGCGCCGTCCACATAATACCTGTTTTCGGCTTCCTGCCGCATCCGTTCGATGACCTCGGAACGGCTCAGTGTGCGCTTCGTGCCGTCTGCCAGTTCAATCTCCTGCCCGACACTGTACTCACTGTCCAGCACCTCAGTATGAACCACCGCGTACTCGTCGATCAACGGTGAATCAATAAACAGTTCGTCAAGATAGAGAAATCCGCTGCTTCCATTCCCGGCGCGTGGAATGATCCTTGTCACAAGATCGTTAAGATTCCGCTCCCATGTCACACCGCGAAGGTTTACGCCGTACGCAAGCCGTGCGCCGATCCTCGCGGGGACTTTCGGAAGGATGAAATAATCTCCATTGTCCCGCAGGACATTCGCTTGCAGCTGTGACGCGAGACCTATGTCAGGATCGAGAATCGCTTGCACCGGGTTTTGGAACGACCAGTCCGCAGTGATCAGCGGGTATTCAATCGGACAAGCGATCAGTCTGCTATCAGGATTCATCAACCGTCCCTGAAGCAGAGCAATCGCCGTGGCTGGCGAGGCTTCGGTCATCTTGCAGTCGAAAATCCGGTTGCACTCAAAGTCGTAACTGATGTGCTTTGCGCTGACCGTGACCATGCCGTCCGCTTCATCGCCCGATACGTCGTATACGCGGAACAGTTGCGTGTAGATCGTCCGCGCCGGGATCACAATCGGTTCAGCCGCCGTCGCGGCTTCCTCATAATCCGCTTTGATGCCGTATCCGATGTTCCCGAGATTGTCCCTGATCTTAATGTATTTCCAGTTGTACGTCGCAATGAAGGTTACTTGCGTCGGGCTACCAGACGTTTGCTTCGGAATGTCCCGGATGATGACGCCGGGATTGTAAATCTGCCGAGATGACGATTGTGAAGACGAGGACGGATTTACAGCCGCCACAAGCGCCCAATAGCCTGTGGAGCTGGATGGGTTTTGATTTGTGCTTGGCTTTGTCGCTTCAAAGATGTATCCCCCATAGATGCACCTTGCACCGATCTTGTATGATGTGGCTGAATTCCACGCACCATATTTCGACGAATCGTCTGCCGCATCATCGGCCTTTGAGTAGGTCGGAAGCTGTGAATACAGCGGCGTTGTCTCCGGGGCCGTGGACTTGACCTGATACACCGTCCCCACCGGGATTGTAGTTTCCGGGATTTTGTACGGCGGCACAGGCGCTTTGATGATGCAATCTTCCAGTACCAGCTCCCAGCGTCTGTCCGCATCCATCGGAATCTGCATATCGAGTTCAAACATCCCGGCAGCTTCCTCAGACACCGTGCAAGAACTCGGATGAAGAATAAGGCCGTTCTTTGTAAAGTCCGTTTCTTTGGGGTCATATAGCATGATGCCCTTGACCGGGTTCAGGACTTCATTGTCTGTGTACCCTTTGTCCTCGCCTTCCTCGATCTCGATGTTCAGCGTAATGTCCTCAAATACGGATGTATAGGTGTGCGTTCCGGCAGATGCCCTCGCGTACTCTATACAGCGATAGACAAAGGTCAGCGTCACAGCGCGGTTGCTGTAAACCTCCATCCGAACGAGGTTGGTTTTGTATTCGTTCCCGCCGCCGTTGACCGTTTCGCCGTTAACCGTCTGAATGTAGTAATTGCCGACCGTTGTAGGGATGCCCTTCATCTTCACCGACAGCCATGCGCGGAGAACAGTTGCATTGATCGGAATACCGGAAACAGTGATCGTTCGGGTATCCGTCGCCGTGCTTGAAGGTTTCGTAACAGTTGTGCCGTTTGTTGTCCATGTGCTGGACAGCGATACATTGTTCGTCGTGTAAGTCAGCACCCTCGACATCAGCACCACCTCCAGCGCGGCTTCACAACAGCAGTACAGTCAGTCAGCGTCACGGTGTTATCGCCGGGGCTCATCCTTAAGAAGTCACCCTCCGTTTTTCCGTCCCAAAGCTGTCCGTTGCTTGTCACCAACTCTGCGTCACAGTCTACCGTAATGGTTTCTTCCTGTGCGGTTTCTCCTTCCGGGACATTCGCCGTAAATGTCATCTCATTCTCGCCAACGGCCACGCTGCAGCTCTCCGTGAAGGTCAGGGTGAGAATTGGCATAGCTGCCACGTTGCCGGGGTTACGGACGCTTCCAGAGGCATTCATGGTAATGTCGCTCTCCGGAGGGTACTGCCCCTTATGCGGGTGAACGTAAAACGGGATCGTAGCCTGCTTTAGCGCGTGGCTTACACGGTCAAACTTAACTTCTCCGGCGAGATGCGCCCAGTACACGCGGTCAGGCTCGCTGGAGAAAACCACTTGTCCGTCACCCCGGAGCCAGTCAAGGATCGCGTGGTAATCGGCTTCGGCCTTCGCCGTGACCACGCACTCTTTGACGTAGCCCTCATGGACGTTCTCGCCCTCCTTGAGCGTCAGCGTTCCGGCGCGTCCGGGGATTGTGACCTCCTGCACCCTCTCGGCGGCGCGGGTCGGTGCGGGGAGTTGTGACACCCACAGGCCCATTGCCCGGGAATCCACGTTATTCCAGAGGAACCAAGGCATCATCTATCTCACCCCCATCCGTACCCGGCGACCATCTTGTCCTCGGCTTTGCCGATGTAGTTATTCATTCTTTTTCCGCCGTAATCCACGACAGCGGAGCCGAAGATTTTCTGTCCGACAACCAGTTTTAGGTTTTGAAGATCGTTTTTCAGGCTTTGAATCGCCGCTACAACGTCTGCATTCCCGCCGCCGTAATCGGATTGCCTCGCCTGAGAGGCGGTGAGCACACGTTCATTGCGGTGGAGCATGGCGATGTATCCGTCATATGGGACAGACCATGCGCCCTTTGCGTTCTTATTCTGTGTGTTATCTTCGAATTTATACGGGCCGTAGTAACCCGGAACGCGATTGCCATATCCGGAAGAAGTCAGGAATTGGTATAGGCTTGCAATCGCGGCTGTAATATCGTCAAATTCCTGAACGGTTACAGTGATTTTTCCATCAGCGTTTGGCAATGATATCTCACGATAATACTTTCCATTTTCTTCATAATACTTTGGAATTGCATTAGTCCACTTGCGTCCGGCGATTTCGATTTCCTGTGTCCCCTTTGGGAATGCTTCTGCCAAAAGTGCGAGAGCTTTATTAAATTCTTCTATGTCCCCTCCAACTTCCATCACTTTTTCCGCTGTCTTTTCTGCATTGTAAGCAGTTGTATCTTGCGCTCTTTTTTTCTTTTCTGCTTCCGGAGCAAACCTATAATCTACTGCCCTGTACACATCAGAATTCTGCAATCTATTCCGCCATTCTTTTGCAGTTGTCGTTCCGAACCCGGTTCCAGGATTATATTTCTGATTCTCTTCATAATACTTGTTTCCAAGATTCCATCCGAATTCAGCAATGTATGCAGCCCTTGTCGATTGCGTCGCTCTCGGCAAGCTGTCAAGACCTTCCGCGATTGCGGCAACAACGTCTCCAATAAACGTCAGAACATCTGAAATCGCACCAAGTGTAGTTTCAAGCCAAGGGCGCATCTTCATGTTGCCGTTTTGATCCTCTTCAAAGAAAAGTTTCATCACAGCGTCAGCAAGTTTAACGATACTATCCATTAAACTGCTGAATACAGTCTTGAAATCTGTGTCTGCACCCAAGTTCTTGAACAAATTATCAAGAAATTCACCAAATGCACTTGCGAGCTTTGGAGCTTCTTCAATAATCAGATGAATAAGAGCCGAAACAAAACTTGTCAAACCGTTGGGAAGACTGGGGTCTTTGAGAATCTCTTCAATGGTTCCGGCGATTGCGCCAAGGATCTCAGGGAGCGATTCAGCCGCAATCTTTAGCGCGCCAACTATTCCTTTCGCAATATCACTGGCATGAGCCTCTATTTCTTTGGCAAGCTCAACGACGAATTGTGCGATACCGCCAGCGATGTCGAGAACAATCGGGATCCCGTCTGTAAACAGACTGTCGAACCCTCCTTCAAAGTTGTCGAAAACCCTTCCAACAACCTTGTCCCAACCAACGTTTACAGCGTCAATTGTTCCATCGTTCCAAGCTTTGTACCAATTCCCACCCTTATGGCTGTCTTTCCAAATCTGAGTTTGGATAGCCTTGTATGCATCGTCACCGATCAGAAGCCGCTTTAGGAAATCCCCGCCAGACTTAATGCCCTTTAAGGCAGACTGAACAAGTTTGTTCAGCGTTTCACCAAGCGTAGCATTCTTTGGATCGTCCAACCCCAGCAACGCCGCAAGCGTAATTTTCGCAGTGCTGAGAACCGTTTGCATATGACCAAAGACAGAATCGGCGATGGTTGCCCAATCAATGCCATCAGCATTGGTAATGTCTGTTCCATCCTCGTTCTTTAGCCCAAGCAACGCCGCAAGAGTCAGCTTCGCGCCGCTGAGGATGTTTTTCATATGCCCAGCGACAGATTCCCCAATCCGTCCCCACGGAATCATGTCTGCATCGGTAATTGGCGATCCATTGGCGTTGGTAAGGCCAAGCAGTTCAGCCAACTTGAGCTTCGCCTTGTTCTTGAGCTTTACGACCTCTTCGCGAATCTTTGTTCCAAGTCCAATGAAGATTTCTGAAATGCTTGCATCAGACGGAAGCCCCAGCCAATCAGTTGCGACGGTTTTAATCTTGCTTCCGGCAGTCTTGAAGATTTTGCCGAAGTCAATCTTTTTCAGCGTTTTGGTGATGCCCTTAACAAGCGCAATTCCGAGATCAATGCCAGAATTGATGATGGTCGGGATGATGTCGGAAATCAGGTTCGGGATTTGCTCTTCAATCACCGGGGAAAGCTCTGTAATGAGTGTAGGGAGACCCATAACAGCGGCCTTGATCGAGGGAGCAAGGTTGCTAATATATACCGTGAGCGATTCCCCAAACTCCTGCGCTACGGCTTTCAGATTCTTGATGCCGCGAGGGTTTGCCAACACAGTCAGGACGTTTTGCCAGGATGCTTTCATCCTGCTTGCAGAACCTTGGATTGTTGTTTCGGCTTCCTTGGCTGTTGTTCCGGTGATGCCCATTTCCACTTGTATAGCGTGGATCGCATCAACAACATCCGCGAAATTGCTAATGTCATATTTCTTCCCGGTTAGCTTTTCAGCGTCACTCAACAGGCGTTCCATTTCTTCCCGCGTGCCGCCGTAGCCAAGTTTCAGGTTGTCCAGCATGGTATAATTCTGCTTGGAGAATCCGCGATAGGCATATTCTACGGATTCCATGCTGGTTCCCATTTTGTTGACGTTATCGGCCATGTCTGTAATGGCCATATTGCTCATTTCGGCGGCTTTCATCGTGTCACCGCCGAGGCCCTGTATCATAGAGGCGGCAAACGATGTGACGTTTTCCATGTACTGATTTGCGCTCATGCCAGCGGTCTTAAAGGCTTCGTTTGCGTCATGAAGCACAAACCCAGCGGAATCCTTGAACAGCGTTTCGACGCCGCCGACAAGCTGTTCATAGCTGCTGAACGCGCTTACTGCACCCTTCACCATCGGCGCAAACGCCGCGCCCAGAGCCGCGACAGACCCCATGCCGATTGTCGCGGCCTTGGTGACCATTCCAATGCCTTTGGTGAGGCCGGAAAACGCAACCTGACCGCCCTTGGCAAGCATTGACATGGATTTCATACCAACGTTTGCCATGCCGGAGAATGCCTTTGTGCCTATAGAGGCGAGTTTCCCAAGCCCGGAGCCGATACGTCCGATGATGCCGGAACCTGAACCGACAGACGCGCCGGAAAAGCCGCCAGCCTTGCCGAGCTTCTTGTCAAGGTCGGAGGCCATCTTTTCGGCCTTGGATATGGCTCTTTCATATTCGCTTGTATCCAGCCGCAGAGTTGCGGACAGTTCAAACAAATCCATGTGGTTCTCCTTTCCCGGCTACAGTCGATCAACGATGTTGCCGATGATCTGACCAGCGGTCAGGTTGTTTTGCTTGACCCGGTTTTCGTGCGCGATGTCCGAATAGAGTACAGGCGTGTCGTTCGTGCCTCCAATGTGGCTCAGGCCAAACTGGATAGCGCCAAGCGTGTCAGCAACATAGTCCTGCCAAAACTGCTGTGCATACGCCTCTTTGACCATACAATACAGCGCATAGTGTCCATGCCATCCATAACGGAGGAGACAGCAAACGATTATTCTGCGCTGTTCATCGTCACAGGCGCGGAACGCTGAAAAAAACTCGCCAGCACGTCATCATAGCTGTCCTTGACCGCCTGAATCGTCTGTGCAACATTCAGCCCGCCGACCTTGTTCTTCGGTTCACTCAGGAGCGCGCCGACGATCTCGTAGAGATCGCCCTTGTGCTTAACCAGTCCGAATGCGATAAACTTCGGCAGAATCTTCGCAATGGCCTTGATGACCGGGACGCCCTTGCTGTCCCTCATCTTCTGCACTTCGTCGAGAATCGCCATCATCTCGTCATCGTCACAAATGGACGCAAACGGCCCGGACAGCCGAATGAGAGCCTGTGTAGCCTGATCGTTGGTCATTTCAGAAATCTTCATGGTTGTTCCTCCATAAATGTAATTAGCGGGGCGGGGAAGCCCCCAGCCCCGCATAGGTCAATCTCCGGGTATGTCTACATCTACGAATTCGTGTGCCGTGATGGTCACATTCAGCGTGATTCGGTACGTTGTGCTCGCGTTGCCTTCTGTAACCTTCATTTTGATAATCACGACCCCTGTGTCTCCCTCGCTCAAACTGCCGTCACCGATCCGAACAACACCGTTACTGGTGATGCTTGCGCGGAGTTTCGCTGTAGTTCCGCTTCCGAGAGAATACGCCACCGTTTGACCACTTCGTGTGCCAGCGGTGATTCTGTACTCATCGGACACGTTCCCAGCCTGTGCCACGGGCGCGAAGTATTCAGTTCGTTGCGGATCAAATGCCGGACTTAGTGTGAGCGACCCTATACTGAGCGCGGATAGGGTCGGCATTAAGGGTCTGTCAGCCAATGCAGCTTGACGGGCAGTTCGTCCACCGCGCCGACATCGTCCCGGTGCGCGTGATACTCGGCGTTCATCGTGCCCTCGTTTTTATCCGCGAAAGTCAGCGTGAAGTCGGCGGTATTCAGCGCGTTCTCCAGTTCGATTGCCATAAAGCCCTCGGAAGTGTCGCCAATCCAGATGACGTTCGGCAGATAGTCCTCATCGTCAATCGCCGTGCGAATGGTGATGACGGTGTGATTGGCTTCGGTTGTGTCAATGTCCGCGTTGTTGATGACCTTCTGCACATGCTCCGGCGTGATCTCAATCAGCGTGGTGCTGAGATAGGCGTCGGCGCTGTCCACAATGCGCGAACCGACGAAAGGCCCGCGCACACCGTCAGCCTCAACCTCGCGGATTTCGCGGGTGATCGTGAACGTACCGCCGCCACGGGTCGCGCCAAGGAGCTTGGTTCCATCCTGAATCGCGGTTTTCAGGGCCGCTTTCAGCGCGGTAGCGTTGGTGTAAGTGGAGATATCATAGTCAACGAGAATCACGCCAGCGTTCAGCTGGAGATTCTTGTAAGTCTCCCGGCGAAGCGGCGTGGTTACGGAGCTTTTGATAGCCATGGGTTTCTCCTCTCTCCGGGTCACACACCCGGTATATGATATGCGTTGATGCTCAGATTGATGTAAGCCGCACGAACATCATCGTTCGGCGGCATGGACTGAACAAGGGGCGTTTCGGGCCAGAGGACAACGTATCCGCCTTCGATCGGCAGCCGGATGCCGTTCCCGATGGCGGCCACAATTTCATCCGCCTTGGAAAGCCCGTAGAGGTTGCTGCTCTGACTGCGGAAGTACACGATGGCCCAAAAGGTAGTCTTCGCGTTCCACTCCGGTTCCCGGAGCGGATAGGTGATGTACGGCAGTTCCGCATCATCCGGCACCGTGTTTTCGCTGTAGGCCGGGATGCCGAAGCCGCCGAAGAAATCGGCCAGCGCCTTCGCGGTCTGAATCATGAGAGGTCACCCCTCTCCACCTCCAGCGCCCGCAAATTCAGGTCAGAGCCTTTCGGCGTGAAGCGGTCGGTGCCGGGGTTCGTCACGACGAAGATCTGCCCGTCCTTCACGCGCCGGAAGCGGTCGTTATAGGCCATGTCAACGTTTTTCGGGACATATACGCGATAGCTGCGCTTCGTCCCGGCCTTCTCAGCCAGCAGCATCTCCGTGGATGCGTTGTATTCAAACACCACGGTGATCTCCGCGCCATCATGCCATTCGTTCACAAAGCCGCCGATGCCGTCCGGCACGGGGACCTTGTACATGACCACGCAAGGGTAGCGGTAATCATCCAGCAAGCTCACAGGAACGCCACCTTCCTCCATCGATTTAGGCGGCTTGCAAAGACCTGTTGCCACCCGGCAGATGCCTCGCCGCCCGCGTTCCCGACGCTGCTTTTCGTGTAGCTGTAGCCGTTAAAGGATTCAGACTGATATGGGCTGTTGATGATATCACCGTATTTGCCAACCCACTCTGACACCTCTGCGGAAAGAGCTATAACTTGGGGAGGAACAGCCAAGCCACATATCGCTCCAGAAAAGATTTCATCCGCAAGCCCCGCCCCGGCGATATCATCGTCATCGCGGAGCCCGTCTGCATGATAGGTGTAAATCCCATCATCAAGATCAGACCCCGTGATTAAGAACCGCTGCCCTTCTTTGAGCGCGGGGGTGGGGGAAAGCTGTCCGTCAGCAATCGTAAACGTTCCCGCAAACCGTTCACGGATGAAGTAATTGTGGATGTGTTCGCAAATCTGTTGAAGCATTGCTCTCCCCTCCTTCCCGCTTACTGTGCCCTTTTACGGCCTCTGGTGACCTTCTTGGGCGTTTCCGGGGCTTCGGTGATAATTTCTTCCTCATCCTGCGCGATGAGCGGCCTTCCTGTCGCGTTCTGGCGGCTGGAAAGCACACTCAGTCGCTCCTTGCTGATTGCCCGTTCGTCATAGGGGAAGCCGTCACCCGCTTGATACAGGTGACGGTCTTCCAGATCGCGGAACATTTCCAGCGCTCTCCACATCATCAGCCACCCGCCGTCTCGGTCGCCGTGGCGATGAACAGGGAGTTCGGGTTGTACAGCACCGGGATGAACAGGGCAGAGGCCTTCGTCCACAGCACAGCGGGATCCTTTTCGGACCACTGCGTGATGTACACATAGGGGCTTTCGGAGCTGCCGTTGACATCGAGGAACTGCGCCACATCGGTCTCCGGGGGATCGCCCCACAGGCCGTCTCCCACCTTGCCGCCGTTGTTTGTGCTGAAGAAGGTGACCTTGCTCTCCGGGAAGTACCGCTTGGCGACCACGTGCGGGCGGTTGTTGGACGGAGTGCCCTCAACGCCATAGGTCAGGTCGTTGGTGATGATCTCGTTCAGGCCGAACTCCTCGGACAGGTAGGCGCGGAGGTCGCTGTTGCTGACCAGGGAGCCGACCATGTTCACGCCGTTGATAGCCTGCTGAATCGCTGCGTTCTTCCGCAGCTTGTTCAGCATGGCGCGGGAGGTGTAGAAGCCGTTGAGCGTCACGCCAGCGGCGATGGCAGCGGAGACGATGCCTTCCAGCTGCTCGTCCACGGGAGCGGAAGCACCCGCGCCGAAGTCCAGCGTCAGGCTGGTCTGACCCTGAGGAACGCCATAATCCACGGTCAGGTCGAGATTGTTCTCCTTGATCGTCACCTTGCCGGTGGCCAGAAGCTCGTTCTTGGCGACCTTGGTGCGGGTGACCACCTGATCGGCCAGCCGGATGCCGTCGTTCAGCACGTAGTCATACAGCTCGTCATTCTGAACGCCGGAACGCAGGAGCGCACGCATACGCTCGGACTGGTTGATCTTGACCTTGATCAGACCCTTCTCGATGTTGTGGGTATCCACAGGCACGCGGAAGGTCTGCTGGGCCTCGGTGTCAAAGCCGTGGAAAACGGCCATCAGAGGCACGTTGTACTCGGCGGCGATGGACTCCCAGTAGGCCACGAGGTTGCTGGTTTTGACATCGCCGAAGAGGCGGTCAGCGGGATCGTTGGGGCGGGTGACATCGGTCAGGCCGACATCCAGCCACTCCTCCTGCGGCACAAGGCCGAGGATGTTGTCTTCAAAGCGGTTCGCCATTGCTCACACTCTCCTCTCAGGTGGTCGCCCAGTCAGGGCGCGTCACAGCCGGGGCGGTGGCGATGACCTTGATCCCGGTCAGGGCAGACTTCGCGGCGTTATCCAGCGCAGCGGGGAGCCGATTCTCATAGATCACGCCACGCGTGACAATAGAACCGGGCATGTTGCCGGTGGAGACGTCCACGTCCTCATACAGGATGCCCTTTGCGGTCGCGCCGTTGGCGGGAATTACCGCGCCGGCGGGGACATACTTGCTGCCATCCGCCTTGGTCACCACAGCCGCATGATTGGCGGCGACGGTGACGGTCTCGCGGGTGCAGCCCTCGGCATCAGCCAGGAAATAGCCGGGCTGATACGCCGTGTTGGTGGTTCCCAGGATGAAACTCACTTTTGCTCACTCCTTACTCCGTACTTCTGTGCGCGGTACTGTGCGGCGAGCTCCGCGGCCCGGCTCATCGCCTTGCCGCCGTTGTCATCGGCCTTGCCGCCGTCCGGGGGGTTAGGCACAGACGCCCCGCGCTTATGCGTCGTGACCTTGTAGTCGCCCCAATCCTCGCCGATGCTCTTCTTCAGCGTTTCCACGTCCTGCAGATTGCCGTCCTTGTCCAGCTTGATGTTGGCGAAGTCCGTCAACCGGATCACCGCGTCCAGCCGCTTCTCGTTGATATGCTCATCAACCAGCAGCTTGCGATAAGCCGCCTTCTTTTTGGCAAGCTCCTCGCCGTCCGCGACCTGTTTCTTGTAGCCTTCGAAGTCCGCGTGCTCTTTTTCGTACTTGGCCTTGTAGTCCTCGCCGTTCTTCAGGCCTTCCAGCTCCTTCTGGATGCCAGGCAGCTTGTCAGCCTCTGCCTTGTACCTCGCCACGTCTGCGTTCGCGGCGTCGAGCTGATCCTTGACATCGTCCACAATGCTGTGGTGCAGCGCGATCAGCGCGGTCTCCATTTCGTCCGTGCAGGATTCGCCGATGATCTTCCTGATCTCGGCACGTGCAAACTTTGCCATTTGGTTTCCCTCCAATGCTCTGGCGGCCATGCTCGGCCAACGGGTTTTTTGTAACGCGTGCTCGCGTCATCGGGATCATTTTCTATGACGATTAGCTATTTGTCACATTCAAAAACGTAAAATATAAAAAGCCCTGCCGAAGCAGGGATTGCAATTGTCAACCGCTTAATGCTCGCTCTATGATTGCTCTGTACTCGTCAATGTTCCCTTCAATGCCCGGTCTGAAAAACGGCTTGCCGGGGACATAGGAGGCAACCAGACGCTTGCCGATGGCAGGAACAAAGCGCCCCGGTTGCTGGTGATGTCCAAACTCGACATAAGGCGCATACTCAACCGGCGTGCCGATGATCACCGTGTCGAAGCTTTGTAGCTTGCTTGTGATGCTCCGGCGAAGGTTGCCCGTTTGGACAGGCGCAAGGTCTGCAACATGACCAGCTGCAACCGTCCCAACTTGCGTCATGGCGCTGGCCACCTGTTCGCGCAAGGCTTGCTCCACCTCTGCGCGATGACTGACAAAGGCCATTGGATCACCTCACATTCTGCCTTTTTGCTTCAACCATTCTTTATACGTCACATCCCCAACGATTTCCCCACTCTCGTTGTCCAGCCTGTGGCGCTTCACAATATCCATGAGATCGGGGTAATACCCCTCCAGCGCACAGCG